GCTTACCGCTTCGCGGATTTGAAATTTCTGCGTTACCGCTTTGCGGAATTTTGCTGTCCGCCTCTAGGCTTGTTTGCTGATGCTGATTCCGTAGTGTTTGCTCATGGTGTCCCAAGCAACACCGGATATTAATTCGTCAGAGTTGAATTGTAAATTGGTTAAACAGTTGAACAGGTATTGTCTGTTTTCTGGGTAGTACAAGTTGTTAATTTTATCAATTGAGTTTACACTGTAATCTTTTACACAGCCTGGCACAAGACTGATTACAGGACATCCTTCTCGTAGTGCTTCGGTCATTGCCATGGTGTGTAAACTGACCACACAGTAAATGTTTTCTAAAGAATTACAAAAACCTCTTGAACCTCTTGCTTTCTTAGGCATCTTTTTTCTAATTTTGATTGGTCTGTTTGTGTGTTTTTTAATTTCTTGTGTAGTGGATTCTATCCATTGATCTACATTTTGTTTAATGCCATATACTTCTAATCCATTTTGACTAGGAGCAACGATGTATACTTGTTCCCCCATTTGCCACTGTTTTATTTTTAGTTTAAATTTGACAAATCGCTCGTTGGTGTATTCACCTTTTATATCTAAAATTTGATTTTCGTTGAATGTAACTCTCCAGTAAACCGGTTTCCACCAATTACAATATCCTTTTTCAACGTTCACATAATCAATATTTTTTTTTTGAAAAGACTCATGATACTTTTGAAAACCATCATGTCCACCAACACCGCCAAGTATTACCAAATCTCCTTGTTGAATATTTTCAACATCTGAAAATATTTCTAAACCAGATCTTATACTGATTGTATTTGCCAATTGAAGACAGGTACGTCTACTGGTTCCTAAGTCTAAACCTTTGGGTATTACTATTCTTTTGTATGATTTATTCGTCATCAAGGTTCTTTAAAAAGTCCCTTAATTTTGTTTGATCTGTATTATCTGTATTGGCTTTGTGCAACGACTCTCCCTTTGTAGGATTAGGAACTTTTTCTTGAGGTTCTGGCGAATCAGTTGCATTATCTTCTATAACTGTTGAAGTTTTTTTCAATGAATTGTATATGGTACTATTACCACCACCACTACCGTAATTTTGTCCCGACTCGTCTTCTGCTAAATCTCTAATTCTTAAACTGTCTATATCAAATTCTAAATCAATCTTTTGACCAACACCACTAGATGATCTGGTTTTCATTAATTGTATTTGATATCTACCACGCTCACGCATCGCTCTTGATGTGAATATACCAAACACATTGTCAGCAGTTTGTATTTTACTTAACCCTCCTGCTATGTGCGAATGATCAAATTCTATTTCTTCAACTGCACCTCTGTTCAACTGTGATGCTGTTACAAATATTACATTTAATTCCATTGATAAGTTTCTTAATTCTTCAGAAACAAATTTGTCTTTTACAAAAAGATCAGCCGGTGATACTTTTTTATTGATCGGCATCATGAGATCCAAATAGTCAACTAGTATAACATCTAGTTTACTGCCAGTTTTAATTTCATATTCTTTGATATAACTTCTTAAATCGTTTGTGTTCTTACCACTGCTCATGTATTTGATTTGAAACTTGCCTGATTTTTTACCAAGCAGTTTAACTTTCATTTCTACACCATCTAAATCTTTAAATATTTCTCTAGCAGGCACATCAGTCAGCATAGAATCTAATCTCATACTTACTAGTGCTTCACTTAATTCAAAAGTTATGTATGCAACATTCAATCCATTTAATACCCAATTACAACCTAAGTTTGCAAGGAACAAACTCTTACCTGCTCCTGATCCACCAGCAAAAATGTTAAGTTCACCTTTGTTAAATCCGCCAAACAGTTTTCTGTCTAATGTTGTCCAGCCTGTGCTCACTTGTCCATTTTGATCTTTCAACCCCATCAATCTTGCTTTGGGATCGTCAAAATAATCTGTTCCTATATCTTTGTGTAATCCTATTTGTACTGCCTTCTTGACCAATTCTTCAACAGGACCGTACTCGCCGTTTTCTAACATATCGGCACTTTTTAAAATTGCTCTTTCTAAACTTTTGTGTCTGATAAATGTTTCAAAATCGTCTAATAGCCAATTAAAATGTTCTTCAGTCAAACTTTCTGCTGGCTTTAATTCAATATTGCACGACTTGTTCACAATGTCGTATGTTGGCAATGAGTTGTATTCTGCTACATATTTGTTAACAAAGTCTGCTGTTTCTTGAAGTTTTCTATCAAACAGTGTGTAATCAAATATGGATTGACAACGCACAAATGTTTCTGCGTCACACAACATCATTTCAAGATACAGTTTCTGTATCTCGTAACCGTAGTCTTTATTTTGTTTCACCATTGTCCTTATTATACCACATTTCTCCGTGAAAGTCAATGTGCTTTTGATATTTGGCACACACTGCGCCTATACACGATCCAGGATCACCAGGATTTGTTGGCACCCATATATCATCCCAAACTGCACTTAATTTACTCACAGCAGTTTTATTCAATGCACATCCGCCTACCAAAATAATGTTTGATGTGTTGATATGCATCTGTATCCACGAACTTGCACACATCAACACTTGTTCAAAAATGTGCTGTGTAGTTGCGGCTAGATCAGCCATGTCTTCTTCTGTGTTTAATTCTGGTCTCCACCAATTACAACCTCTATGCAGATTTATTTTTGTTTTGAAAGGCATTCTAGTGTCTATAATTTCTTCCATCATCATTCTATGATACTTTCTCCAATTACCTTTTTTCGCCAATTGTTCTAATTTGTATTCTTCTGCGTTTGCTTTGAATCCACATCTTTGTGTCATTGCTGAATAAAATAAACCTATGCTGTGTGGATAACGTTGTGTGTACTTCTTCTCCAACCTGGTACCTCTGCCGTGCCAAATAGTAAATGTTTCAAACTCACCAATCGAATCTAAAACAATAACTGCCGCATTTTTAAATCCCGATGTGTAATATCCATATGCCGCATGGCTATGATGATGATCAACATATTCTATAGGAACATTGTGTACACCAGATTTTGCCAAAAACTTTTTAATATCATTTTCTTTCCATTTCCAACCTTGTCCTGCAATCAGTTGTCTCATAGTTTTCTTCCAAGGCTTTTCATAAAAATAAATCTTTGCAGGGTAGGCCCATTTAGGATTTGCTCTTACTTCTGCCATTAGTTTAGGACACAACGTTGGATCTCCAGCAACTCCACTAAAATCTTTGCTCATGCCTGCCCATTTTAATCTAAGATGGTAATTAGGCGTTAATCCTTTTACCTTCCATTCCATCACTGCCAAACTAGCATCGTGATTATTTCCTGTTATTCCCCAAATGATCATCTTTCAATTACCCATGCTCTGTGATAAAAGTCATCAATGTTTCTTTGAATCAGCGATTTTGCTAACTCGTTGGCTTTTATTTTATTCATAGGACCATATTCCTTTTTTGTTTTGTTGTCCAATGTTTTCATATCCGTTGGGTCTTTATGTATTCCTTCTAAAACGTAATACATTCTACTTGTATATGAACGGGTCTCTCTTTTGCAATTCTCTAATCTTCTTCTTGTACTTGATGTAGTTTACAAGTTTAGTGATAGGAAAAAACAAAATTGAGATCGCTTTTTTTAAAAAATTCTTTATGCGAACCATTTTTTCATCCTTAGTTTAGTTTTTAGTTGTGAATCTTCAGCATTCTTTATTATTGTATACAATGTATGAAGTCTACCATATTTACACACAGCATCGTTGACGTCTTTGACATCTTGGTCCCAATCCGGCATACTCACACTCCAGCCTGCTTCGAAACTATCCCAAACTAATTTTTGTCCTGCTTCATCTCTGTCAGGAACCACAATCACATGTTTTCCTAAACTGTTTACCAATGTTGATTGTTGTTCTTTAATTTCACTACCCAGTAACGCAATCCCGTCAACGGCAATAGCATCGATAGGTCCTTCCATTGCTACAATATATTTTCTATCATCATCTTGTGCATCTGTGTTAAACACATATCCTGGTTGTTGTTCTGACAAATATTTCACTTTGCTTTCCACAACTTTCCTGGCTGTGTATCCCACAATTTTTGATTGATGAATAAAAGGTATGATTAATCTATCTCTAAATCCTGCTTCGGGACTCCAGTAAAAATCATAATCATCGAGTGTTAATTTTCTTTTAGCAATGTATTCCATCACAGAAAATAAATCTTTATCAACCCCACTGGGTTCTAAATCTTTGTATGTTGCCCACTCGTATATTGGTTTTGCTTTGGGCGGAAGTTCTTTAATTGTAAATTTTGGAAGTGTGACAATTGACTTGAATCCTGTATCATCTGTCTTTTGTTGTAAAACTTGAAGTGCTAGTTTTGTGATTACATCATCGGGCATATTCAACCACCTCATAAATTTTTTCATTTTATAAGATAAGTTTCTCCCAATACGCCAACTTGTTTTAAATCCACAGTTGAAACAATGAAAACTCACACTCTCGTCTGCCTTAGCAATCAATCCACCTCTTTGTCTAGTGTCAGGAGTTGTTCCATTGTGTCCACAACACGGTGCATTAAAAGCCACCCAACCACTAGGTGTTTGTTTTCTTTTGGCAGGAAGATAAGTTTGTAAAACGTCAAGCACAATGTTCATGCTGTTATTATAAGTTAAAATGTGATAAAAGTCAATTAATTTCGAATTAATATTTTGGTAACACTACCAGAAGTCAGTGTGTGTTTGAATCTCAAATAACTGTACACTCCATTGAAGTTTACATATTTCAAATTATTTGCATCTGTGGATGCGAATGTATTAATGTCTGTCCAAAATGTGTTTCCATCAATCTGATTGGCAAGGGTGCCTTGTACAACTATGTCACCAACTGCTTCGTCAAGATAATAAGCCACAGTGTGCAGTGCTGAATTACCATTTATGGTTGGTTCTGCTGTTACTGTTTCTGAAACGAACACACCCGAACCCGGGTTGTCTTCGATGAATGTTGTCACAGAGTACGAGTCAACTGGACCTGGGAACTCTTCTGTGCTGATGTACACTGTGCCTTTATTTTCAAAATTTACACCACTGTGCAATATAGTTTTTGTTGAATCAGAAGTTTTTTGTAGATACACTGTGTAGTGCATGTATTGTGATTTAGTGTTTAATAAGTCATTTTCTGTTATTGTAACTGTGAAATGTCCCACTTTGCTGGGAGTAGAAGTTTCAATCACAGCACCGTCTCTTGATACTATTAATCTGTTATTTTCATCATACAATTGAAACTTGGGCGTATATGTGTTCAATATAGATACAGGTTTCTGATCTGCATTAAGCACATTGAACTGAATTGGGTTGTCTATCCCTTTAGCGATGTTTAAATTTCTTTGATACACTGATCTATACTCCGTTATTTCTCCTGCCAGGTTTGCGGTAAGAGTTACATTGTTATTTAATAAATATTTCGAAACAAGTTGCATAATCTTATGTATTTATTGATATTAAAATGCTATTAAACGACATCGAAAAGAACTTTCCGTTTATCTCAGTCGTCGAATACGGCGGAAAAGAGTATGTTGGGGTAATCAACAACCAAGATAACGCCATCACCTCCATTTATGTGTACGAAGAAATACATGCAGATGACAAGGAAGAGTTTATGAGTTTATGTCAAACCTGGTGGTGGGAAAGCAACAGAATGATTCCAATGGGTATATTTTTACGTAAAGAATTAGTCAAATTTCGCGAGTGTTTGATGATGATGAACACGAAAGATGTCAATGTAAAGATAGGTCCTATCACAAGTCTTAGCAATCTTGCTATGAACCGAAGTAAGAGAAAATCAGTTCAACTAGTTCGTAAACCTAAATAATCAAGTTAATTGTTCACAGATAAGATTCATGTGTACCACTACTGCGAATGCATATGATGTTGCGTGAGATTTCTTAAAGAAGTATTTGTCATCTGTTGGCTTTGTCCATACTTCTTGCATTATTGTGTTCCAATCTTTGTGTAAAAGATACCGTTTACTTGGACGTATTATTGCCAACACAGCCGCTAATTGTTCTATATTTTTTGGTTTTAATTTTTTTAATATTTCATTATGTCCGTTTAAATGAAAGACTTGATCACTAAATTCTTTCGCTTCTAACAATTCCCACATTGGTTTTGTTGTCATCAACTTGATCAAATGATCATTGTCTTTGACATCTTTATAGATACTAACATTCAAGCAATCCAATTTAAAATATTTTCTATTTTCAGCAGTTTCATAATCTAAAGTAGATAGATTAGTTGCAGGATCATGTGGAATCTCTGTGAAGTAAACACCTGTGTTGTGTTTTTTTCCACTTTCTAATTTAGCAACTCTGTGTTTTAGTTTTTCTAATAACACGTTTCTATCTGCAAAGTCTATATCTACATCAAACATTATAATACCAATTTACTGTGTCCGCCACCTATTTCACCTTTAACCCAAACATTAAACGACATTGTGTATCTCACATTAGTTGTGCTAGTGTTGGCTTCAACACTGTGATTTAAAAAACTTGGAAACATAACTAAATCCCATTTCTTTGGACTAATTGCCATTTTAGATTGATGATAAAGATAACTTCTTTTATTAACATAATCAAATTCATCTTTGTGATCCAGTTTAACTGTGTCTGTAAAAATATTTGTATGATTTTTATCTTTGTGAAACACAATATTTGCTGTGTCTTGGCAGTCTGATAAAAATAATACTCCAGATACTAAACTGTTACTGTGATAATGTTCCTGTATAAAATGGTTATGTTCATATTTATTACACCAACTTGTTGTGATAACAAATTTATGTTTTTCGTGTATGTCTAAATATCCGTGCATAAATTCGCTTACCTGTGTTTCAATTTCATTTTTGAGTGGCATCAAGTTTTCATTATCTAGTACATAATCATCTTTAGATATGTATGATACTTTGTGTGATCGTTCAACGTATTCTATTTTTTCTTTTAAAAACTTTTCACTTTCTTCGTAAGGTTGTATTTGTGTTTGACAAAGTGGTATCCCAAACAATGGAACAACGTTGTGTTCTTTGATCATAGTTTTGCCTCCTTTATAACTTCTTTCACCATTTCAACATCAGCAGGTAATCTCTTAAACCTAAGTGCCCAATGTGACGGATCCATAACTGGATATATAATCTGCAACTGTTCATCATTAAACTTCCTCATCATTTCTTTACCGCTTTTACAATTTAATATTAACCAAGGAGATATTTTTCCATCTTTAACATCGATCACCGCTCTGTTTAGACTTGCATATCTAAAATAATCTCCCCACGGTGCTTGTTTTTCATCTCCCCAATCCATCATTGTTTTAATTGATCTTTCCATGGCTGTTTCAACCGGTTCTCTCAAAATCAAATCACCTGCATATTTTAGATACATTTCCTCTCTGCACCAGTGATCTAATTTTACACCAGATGTCACAACATAATCGATGTATTTCATTGGATACAACGGTTTAACATTACTAATAAAACTGCCAAATTTTACAAATGCTGAGTAATAAGCAGATTTACAAAAGTCTTCATACGACTTTGGTTTACTAGATTTTTGACACAATTCATAAAATCTTACAAACGTTTGATATCCTAGTTGTACTCTGCGTTCGTCTTTTTGTGTGAATCTTCTTTTTTGTTCACACATATGCACAGTCAATGTTTTTTCTTTGGCAAACTTTGCGTTACAATATTTGCACGAATATAATTTTTCAATCATTAAAATGTTTTCTTAATTTGTTCTTTCGTCATTCCTAAATCTTCTGCTAACTGTTTTAATTCTTTAGTTGAGTTGATGCTTGCCAGTAATCTTAATTCGTCTTGTTTTCTAGATGGATATAATTTTTCTAAAAACTTCATTGCTTTTGCTGTACTGTTACTACCTTTTTGTTTGTATCCAATCCATTCGTGATATTTTATTGATTTCGTATCATTAGCAGTCATGCAAAGCAAATACCATAATAGTTTTTTGTGTTTGGATAATGTAAAAAAATGTTTATTGTAATACTGATTTGTTTTAAATATTTGTAATTGTTTTTCTTCTGATGTACCTTTGATAGCACTGGCATATCTGTTCAACAGATAAAACGATACCTGTTTGCGTTCGTCATCAGACAAGTCGTTCCATACATTTTTAGCATTCATGTCGATAGCCGCCAATATATCTTTTAAAGGTAGTTTGTTAGTGTTGTTTACCATCTGTCTTCTCTAATTAAATTATATATTAATTTTAACTTCTTTAACTGTATTTGTAAAGACTTGTTTCCTTCAGATGCATAATCTACAACTTGGCTTATCTCTAATTCTGTCAAATGCCAGTCTGGGTATTTTGGTTCTTCAATCAACACTCGCTCACCTTTGCCATTAATTGGTCGTGCATACACTGTTGCTCCGCCATCGGGACTCTCGTAAATCATTGCAGGTTCTTTTTTTTTTGGCATTATAATAATGACGTGTATTCTATACTTTCACACTGTCTTGAAATATCTTTTACAAAAAAAGCACAATCTGGTTTTTTTGTATTTGTTAACGGTATTGATAGCAGTTGATTATTTTTTATTTTTGGAAAATACCATTTAACATCGTTGTAAAAATTTATAACATTAACTTCAAAAAAGTCTGCTTTGAATCCAGTTAACGGATTAAAAATAAATGCTGAAAATCCTCTGTCTGCAATACTGGTTAACGGCACAACTTCAACTGTGCTACTGTCTTCTTTGTCTCCCACTGCTATGCTCCAGTCCAATGGCATAGTAATCTCTTTACCACCAATATCTAAAACTATTGCTGGAGCATTGAAAGATTCAATGTAAATTAATGGCAAGAAAAAGAAATCTGGTTCTTTTGGATTACTGTTATCTAACACACTGAATGCCATATCGTCTGATACTGTGTGCGGCATCTTGTCTAGATCGTATGGAGTATTTTCCACTGTTAATATTTTCATTTGTTTGTTCCTTCCATAAATGAATGAGTTATGTTGCTGTGATCGTAATAAAAGTAGTGTGTGCCTGTGTTGGGTGCCTGATATTTTGCCTCTAATGGAAGATAAATTCCTGATGTAAACGATGTACCGTCTTCTGACTCTGAGCCATGTATATGCCAAGGATTATCAACACTTAATATTGGTGTGTTAGTGGCATATGATACAAACTGCATACAAGCGTCATGAAATTTGTCATGTATTAATTTGATGTGTTTGCCTTGATCTTTTTGTGTGTTACTGGCATGAATTATTAAAGCAACTTCTTCTTGTTTAAGTTTACTAGCAAGATTTTCTCCTCCCCAATAATAATTTCCTACAAGATCATTACAGATAAGAGCACCAATTTTCATTTTTTCTTCTCCTGCTGTAAGTGTAATAACTGGAGTTTTAGTTTCTTTTTCACAATCTGAATCAAAACTTACAATTTTAGTTTTTTTCGTAGACCCAATGTATTCTCCTTCTTGATTGTAAAATCTTAATTGATTTGATTTGAATCCAAAGTAAGCACCATTAATTTTATCTTTGTCGTCCAACCAAAGTGTTCCTATGATCAATCCCAACTTGTTGCTTGAAGCATACTCTACTAATTTTGCCATTGCATCTTCAGTTTCTTTGCAAGTGTTCAAAGTAAATGCTGGTGTGTTGTATCCACTCAATGATGTTTCAGGTGTAAACAAATAATCTACTTTGTTTTCCACTGCCCATTCGCATGCTTTCATTATTGCTTCAGCATTTGTTTTCACATCATTTGTTACTGGTATTTGTGCTCCTGCTATTCTCATTTTGTCCAATCCAACTTTTCTATTGTAAAAGGATAATTTGCATCCTTATAAAATTTTTTTCTATGTGTTAAATGTCTTTTAGCAAATTTACAACTTGAAGTTAAGTCCCATATCTGCACAAAGTCTTTGTCTTCTGCCTTACGTATGCCTCTTCCAATTGATTGAATCACCCTAACAAACGACTTGCCTGGCTCAATTAATATTAGATTGAATATTCTTGGTATGTTAATACCCACACTGGCTACACCATAAGTTGCTATGATAACTTTGTTAGTGCCTTCTTTGATTGTATCGTAAGTTTCTTTTCTATCTACTAACTTGGTTTCTCCTTGAATAAACACACTATCATCTACTATTTCGCTCAAGCTCTTTCCTGCTGTTAATCTATCAACCAACACAAGAGTGTTTCCTCCGCTTTTAATTTTATTAATCATCTTGCCAATGTATTCTATTCTTTTTTCATTAGTGACCAAGTATTTTAATTCTTCTTGATAATTTGTATGAACTTCGGTATCGATCAGTTGTACAACATTCACATGACATGTAGATAATACACCCTTGTCTTGCAATTCTTTTGCTGATATTTGATTAACAACAGGACCTATACTTGCTAATATACTTTGAAATTCAAATTGTTCTTTAGGCACTGTGCCTGTTAACCCCCATCTTACAGGAGCATTTTTTAGATGCTGTGTTAATAATTTTTTAAGAACTTCTGCTTTGGCTTGGTGAACTTCGTCTATAATAACAGTTTTAACACCTTCTAAAAAATCAGACAATGTCAAAACAGACTCGCCTGCTTTAGATTTTTTATCTAAAACATTTAAACTTTGCCAAGTACAAATTGTGTGTGTACGGTTCAATTCTTTTCTATCTCCAAAGTAAACACCAACATCTAAACCAACATTAATATAATCTTCTTCTGTTTGAGTCACAAGACCTTTGTTGGGCACAATTACTAGAGTACGTCCAAATTTTTCGCATATACTACTCAATGCCGCTGTGATGATTGTTTTACCAGCACCAGTGGCAACTTCCTGTAAACTTTGTGGTTCTTTAATAAAATTATTAATTACATCAACTTGATAATCTCTCAGTTCGATTGGTTGACCTTCGCATATGTGACCTTTGGGCCACGACTTACTTGCAAAAAAATCTTTAGTAACTTTATCAAATGTTAAATCAAACTTTTCTCTTTTGTCATCTACTTCTTCTATCTCAACACCCGATTCGTTAAGATATTCTATAATTTTATCCAAATGATTAACGTATCCATTACCACCTAAACCAAAGAAACCAACCTTACCATCCCATCGTCCCAGTTTGTATTGTGGTAAGTACCTTGCATAAGGAACTGAAAATTTTAGTTTGTTAGCAATCTTTCTTCTAACATCAACAGGCAATCCTTCAATTTTTACATTGACTTCGTCTGTGATTATAATTTTACATCTCATACAGTGTCTGCTCCAAAATGAACTTGACTCCAAAAACTATCTTGACCATTGATTTGTAATTGTAAATCAATTGTGCCAACGTATTTGTCTACCTTAGAATAATTTCTAGTGTTATCACAAATTAGTACTGCTTCTGATTCCCATTCAGATGTCAGTAATGGCTTTGGAATCTTCTTACTAGTAATATACACTATTTTTGTTGATTTTGCAAGTGAATTATTTAATTGATTATCTTTGATGTAGTCATTAAATTCTTTACCAAAAGTTGTTGAGTTTTTGCATCTTGCCATCACCGCAATTTCATTATTTGGTACAATGTTTTTAAACAGTTTGTGTGTGCTATGCAAATCTGCTAGACATTCTTTTTCAGTGGAACCGCTAATAATTACCAGTAACGGAAATCTTCTCAATTCTGTAATGGTTTCGATTACTTGTTCCATGGGCCATTTTTTTAAATCTAAATTTATTCGAGGCCACTGTCGTTCCAATATTGCTTTACTTAATGCAGATAAACTGTGTGTTGACTGTGCTAATTCTTTTTGGTCAAAGTGTTTTAATCCTAATTTTTCTTTTCTATCATAATACAGATACAAATTTTCTTTAACAGGATCACCAAAATATTCTTGATGATACTTTGTTACAGTTTCGGAACTGTTTTTAATTTGATAATTATAAATTCCTGGCACATACTGATCGGACTTTTTATAAATTTTTTCGCATTGATCATACACATCAAGCAATACCGGATCTATATCTTTTATTTTGTTTTTAAATTTGGTTAAAAGTCTGTGTGTAACTTTTTCTGTGTAAGGCAGTATGTATTTGTCTTTTAATTTTTGTGAATAGTATCTACTAATTGTGGGACCTAGTAATTTCTTAACTTCTGTGATAGTTTTTGAATATGTCATATTGAATGGAAATCTAGTCACAATCACTTTTTGTGGTGTAAATCCTGACCAAAACGGTTCTAAATATTTAGAGCCTTCTTCTAATCGCATGTACTCGGTTCTATCCAAGTGTCTTAATGGTTGTCTAAGATTGTTCACACTGTTTTCTAAATCTATACCACGTATCTTAAATTGGGATTTGTATCGTGTGATTAATATTTTTTTTACTGCTTCCAGTTGTCTATCAGTTAATGCTGATCCTTTGAAAACCTTTTTTGCTATGTCGAAAATGATCTTTTTATCTCTGTCCAACACAATAAAAGCAGGAGTCACAGTAGCATTGACAGTAAGTCCCGCCATTGCTTCTAAACACTCTTCTATGGTAATTGAACGCATACCAATAGTATAAAGGATTTTGGTTAAAAAGTCAATCTAGAAAATGGAATGCCTTGTGCAATTTCCTCAATGGTCCATTCAGTATGTGTGTAATCATTGAGCCATTGCTGTCTATTAGGGGTCTTTGGGCTGTTAACGGTGCTAAAATCTGTGTTTGCAACATCGTATGCTAGACTTTGTTCGCTTACAAAAGCAGGTATTCCATTGAGTACAGCATGAACACCGGGATTACTGCTATGACTTACAACTGCCCAAGCATTGGTAAAATTTAAATTAAAATCGTCATATGTGTTAGCAATCTGTTTGGGAATCTCGTAACCAACGTTATCAAGCACAGGCAAATTTTTTAAAGGACATCTAGGGTGAGGTCTGACTATAATTTTTCTATCTGTGTGTTGTCTTATATTTTTTACGGTATCGATTACATATTGATCCAATGCAGGCATATCTTTCCACTGTTCACTTTTGATGTGTTGTAAACAAATCAGTATGTGTTCTCCGTCTGTACTCCATGGTCTTAATTCGATACCTAATTGTTGTGCTCTTTGACTGTCGTTGTTGGCTGGTCCAAAATCTGCTGATCTATTGATTCCGTTTATTCCAACTTTCCAAGTTGTGTTTCTTTTTATTCCACCCACTTCTATCACTAGAACATTTTTGTTTTGAGATCTGAATTTATCCCAAATAGGTTTATTTTTCATCATTCTACCATGCCATAGCAATGACCAAATCACAGGAACATCTGTGTCTAAATTATTTTCGTCTACAGAGTGCCCTAATCGTTGTAACCCAGACTTCACAGCCTCCCAAACTAATGGACTGTTTAATGGACCGTTGTCTGTGAATAAACTAAACTTCATTCCAATATGATTCTGCACGAGTAGACAACAGATCTTTCTTTTGACTTTTGCCTTTGTTTTTTCTATCGCCCTTCATGTGATCAAAATAGTTTCCTAATACAGAATTAATTAAAGGGTGTCCACCGCCACCTGTTTTGGCAGTTTTATTATATATGTCTTGAGAATAATCATGAAAGTTTTTATCTATAGGCATTAACTGATTTAGTATCTTACCAAACACATAACTGTCATGCCATTCATCTAGTTTGAATATTCCGTTGTCTGCATCTTGGTACATACGTTCAAATTCATTTAAAAATTTTTTACAAGTATCGTGTTCAGTATTCAAACCATAAAATCCACACTCGGGCCAAGTTTGTGATCCTTTACCTCTTCCAACAAATGTTATCCACTTATCGCTTGGAAGTAGTTGTTGAAATTGTTCGTAATTGATAGGGGAATGCACATATGTGTCTCCATCAATCCACACTGTCCACTTGTCGTTATTTCTTTCAACAGCGTCAAACACTGCATACACTTTGTTAGCAAAACGTACTGCGTCCCACTTAAATTTTTTATGATGATCTCTTGGACGTTTTTCCGGAAACGGACATTCACCATTTGCTTTAGGCACATTGCCCCAACGTGATTTAAATTGATTTAACTTAACTAATTCTTTTGAATCTATAATTGTTATTTGATTTGTGTCTGGATTTACAGGTGTACAATTTTCTGCATACACTAACAATTTGATTTTCTTATCAACATTTTTTGCAAAACTGTCTATGAATCTTTGTCCGTACAAGTCTAATCCTGCTTTATGAAATGTTGTTAATGCAGTAATCATTTTACATAATTCCTTAAATGTTTCCATGCTAAACCTTGTTTTACTTCGTCCAAGGTCCAATGGATCTGTGCTATGCGTCTGATCCATAGTTCTCTATCAAACTCTTTAGGAGATTCTATATCTTGCCATTTTTCTAAATTAACACCTTTGATTTGAGCACCATCTGGATCTGTTACCAATGTGGGTATACCTTCTATCACTGATGCCACAGTTGGACTTGAATTATGACCAACAACAGCATGAGCATGAGCAAATTCGTCTATTAAATTCTTAGCACCGCTGATCACAATGTTTTGATAAGTTGATTGTCCACTGTTTATCCATTGTCTTACAAGAGAAACCCATTGTTTAGATGATTTATCTCCTGGATGAAATCTTATTCTAATTTCTTTTTTTGTAAAACTTCTTATTTGTTGAATTGCGTGTTGCAACCAAACATTCACTTTTAATCCTCCCATGCTCCATCCGCCATCTCTTTGACAACAGATTAAAATATATTTGCCTCCGCCCAATCTCCAAGGTTTTAAATCTATACCTAGATCTTTTTTAATTACTTCCCAACGCAATGGATCTGGATTATCATAACAATATTCTGCTGTGTTAGGAAAGATTCCATCATAACCATAACGTAAATAATTTTTTGATTGAGTAGGATCAGCATACAAAAATAAACTTGAATCCACAATCATGGTGCGTTTGTTTCTTTTTTGCTGTTGTTCAAACACAGTTTTTCTCAACATGAGATGTCTGTGTTTTTGAGGTTGCTGATGTACAAATCCTTGCAACACAGAAACATCTGCTGGAATCACTGTCCAAGAATTACTTATTATCCCTTTATCTCCGCATCTATTCACACCTTCAATAAAGTTTTTTATTATCAAAGGCTTTTGTGGTTTTTTATTTCCAGGCGGAATAACTTTCATATAACCTACAACACTTATCATAATAGTCCGTGTTCCTTCATTATCCGCACTGCTTGACCACTACCAAGTTCACTGATATGATATTGACAGTATGCCAACCAATGTTGCCATTTGTGTACTTGGTCTCTGTTTGGATAAAATGGTGATTCTATCTTACTTAAATCCTGTGATATTACACTGTCTGCCGCAGTTTTTTCCATAGTGAATGCTGGCACACCTGCACACACACTTTCAATAGCCGCTATGGATTGATATGTTACTGTGGCATAAATTTTTTCTTTGATTAAGAATTTTGGCACACTGCCTCCACCAACTCTCTGATACCTTTTGCCTTTATCTCTTATAATAATTTCTCTATCAGTATATTTTTTTAATGTGTTTATGGTCTCATCGACCCACTGGTCTCTGCTGATGTTGTAATATTTACAAGGTTTTTCGCTTGGCACAACTAACAAAATTTTACCTTTGTGATTTTTACGCCATTCAACAAATTCTAATTCAGGACTTCTTGATTGTATCTTTCTCCAACGATCGTCAGGCACGTCAAACACCAAACTGTGTTGCACATCATTTTTTACAATTCTATGATACAGTTTCTTTTTTATAAGATTACCCACATATCCTGTGTCGATGTAATAAAATGGTCTACCTGTTTTTATACACTCTTTGATTATTTTTCTTTTGGCAAGACTTCTAAAACTAACTGTGTTTTCTATTGGTGTACTTTTAATATTTTCCCATGGAAGGTAATGAGCACCTAATCCTCTGTTCCAATGTTGTAGTATTTCATCCTGTCCATCAAAGTAATAGTGCATATCATTCACTGTTCATCATTGTGTTAAGGTATTTTTTCCAAACATCACCGTATTCGCAATTACGATAATTTTTGAACCAAGGTCCGCCTTCCGTGTAGTGCAAGGCATTGGGCTCACCATCTTGTGGAGTTTTGTACCAACCCACAAGCCAATTCCAACTGTGATCCAGCGAGCCTATTTCTTCGTCTTTCAACCATGAAAATCTATGAAAATATGCTCCATCATAATTAGGATTGTTTACTAAATCCACTGTTAATTTTTCGTTTGATTTGTGTCCACAGTTGTACAGCACAACAGAACTCCAATTTTTTCTTGGATACACAGTTTGTTTTTGCCCATCCATCTTAATTCCTGGTTTAGGAGTGTAGTCGTGTTTTACACACATCACAGCATATTTTTCATCTGCTTGGCTAAAAAGTTCTTTGATATCTTTTAAAAAGATTATATCCGAATCGCAAAACAATGCCCAACCTTTATAATTTTCTAATGCTGGTATTAAAAATCTTGTGAATGTAAACTCTGTTGAAGCCAAATGGTCCAGTTCTCTCCAGTACCACTTGTCTTGTCGTAGTGTTTGTTGATTCAATGGCACAATTTCTGTGTCTGGTGAATGTGAGTTAATTGAATGCTCGCAAACTTGATATGCAATATCTTCTCTAGTGTCATACCCTACATAAACTTTCATATTGAAATATTTATTGGCAAATTTACAGTGAAGTAGTAGATTTGGTGCCTTGTGTTTTGGTAAAAAAAGGTTTGTACACATACAACCATTCACATAA